TGGCGCTCGCGAAGGAGCGTTGGATGACTGTCGAGGAACGGGCCGAGCTGGACGAAGCCGGAGCTATCGCGATCTCACACACCGCCCTGCTGGGTGCGATGCTGACCATGCTTCAGGAAAAGGGCCTCGTTGATCGCGACGACATCAACGGAATGTTCGACGATGCCGCGCGCAGCCTGGAAAAGGCCGAGGCAGAGGCGCCGAATGTGCTGCGGCGAGCGCGACGTGTGCTCGACGCCACGTCCAGGAATTTGACCAGGCGCTAGGCGCCGGCCCGGCTCACGCCCTCTTAGACAGAGGCGCTCGTTTCTGGCTCGTAGAACTGCTTCTCGGGCGGGCCATACTTATTTGGTCCTTGGTCCGAGTCCTGGATCATCAGCCAGTAGAGCGGGATCAAGTTCACCAGCGGGATCAGCAGCAGCAGCATGATCCAGCCGCTGCGCCCGGTGTCATGGGCGCGCCTGAACACCATGGCCAGCCCGTCGATGCCCGCGAGGACGAGGCCAACCACCACCAGCAGGATGAACAGAGCGCCCGGCCCGGCGCCGCCCTTCTGCGCGCCCAACCCTGCTGCGATCAGAACCAGGACCACGAGGATCGCGACCCAGGAGCCGTAGTTTGCCCAGTAGTGGGAGCGCCGCGCACGCCGCGAGAAGTCGAAGTTCAAGAACCACTTGGTCATAGCCAGCCCCCTGCCCTGCCGCACAGGCTAGGCTCGGATTGAGCGGCTGTCACCTTCGAGGGCGCCGCGGCGCCGGCGGGGCCGGTTCGGCCACTACCGGATCCTCGATCCCGAACATCGCCTTGAGGCGCGCCTGGACCTCTTCGCGGGACGGCTTGGCTTGCCCATGAGGTGGGCTGTACGGCGCGGCCCGCTTCGGGTCGCGGGCGGCTTGGAACTCCGCCGCGTAGGCGGCCGATAAGGTCCGCAGCGCCTCGGACTCCCAGCCGTTCAGGACGGCTCCGGTCAGGTCCGCCCACGCGCGGATCTCCTGGTAGGTGATCGTCTCGCCGGCCGTCATCGGGCCCACGCGAAAGAGATAGTCGACCAGGTGCTCGCCGCCCTCAAGCCACGGCTTCAGCAGCTCTGGCCGGTCTTGGCCCGCGGCCTCGGCATCGAGGAAGGTCTCGAGCCTTGTCTTGTCGGATTTCTTGTCCGGCGTGGCGTTGAGCCATGCCTTATGGCGGACGTGGAGGGTCAGCTGCTCTAGGCAGCCTTGGTGAAATTTCCCCAGTCACCGGCGCCGGTGTTCACCTGCTCGGTGAGCCAGCCCATCCCGGTGTCGAGGTAGCAGGCGCGGAACATATCGGGGCCCTGCTCGCCGCCCTTGTAGTCGAAGCCGTTGAACGAGACGGTGATCGCCGTCAGGAAGCTGGCAATCACCGCGGCATCCTCCTCCGGCGTGGTGTCCAGTTTGCCCTTGGCCCGCATCCGCTTCATCGAGCGGTTCGAGGACGCCGACTTGGCTGCCGCGAAGGGCTTGGAGCCCGGCCCATACACCGTGACCGAACAAGTGGAGCCGACGTCGTTGAGCAGCGGCTCGCCCGTCGACGGGTCGATCAGTTCGACGTCGAAGGTGTCGACGACGGCGCGGGTGGAGATGTCCATGGTGGGTGCTCTCTGAAAAAGCAGCGAAGCGCGACTTCGCCGTGAAGTTGGGAGGAAGGTGAGCTGGTAGCCTTGCCGGCTGATGCGGCTTAAGGCGCCGGGACGATGATGATCGTGCCGGACTTCAGTTCCAGGTTGACGGTGGACATCGTGATGCTGTCCACGCCGCCGAGCTCGATCGGGGCGCTGCTGACCTGGGCGCGATAGTAGATGATCGTGCCGTCCTGCAGGGTCAACTTGAAGCTGTAGAAGGCATCGTCGAGCAAAGCCGCATCGACGATGATCCGGCCCGCGTCGCCCGCCACGTAGGCCATCTTGAGGGCCTGCTGGCCGTCGTTGTAGCTGCCCTTGATCTTCCGCACCGCGCGCGAACTGATCGGCGAGAACGTGACGGTGTTGTAGACGCGGCCGACGTTGCCGAGGTCTTCGATCTCGCCAATCGTGGCCCACGTCAGAGCCGCGTATGCGGTCTTCGTGTTGGTGGTCGGGGCCACGGCGCTGATGGCCAGAACCGAACCAGCGGTGGTGAATGCCTGCGTTGCCGCGGTCATGGTGGGTGATCCTCTATTTCGGGTGGATTTCGCGCCTGAGGTTGCTCAGACGCGGCGGACGCACCGTGACCGGTGGCGTTTGGGGTTAGACCTCGGCGGCCGGGTCAGGCTGCGCGGCCGGCGGCGGGGATGCGACGGGCTTCGCCTTCACGGCCTTGGACTTCGGCTTCGCCTTGGCTTTCGGAGCCGGCGCGGCTTCATCAAGCGGGCGGATCACCAGGTCGCCGGACTGGAACGCTGCCTGGGCGGGGTTGATCTCGTAATTGCCGGCCTCGCCGGGCGCCAAGATCGCATGGCAGGGCTCACCCTCTGCGTCGACAGTGTGGAATCGCTGGCTCGCGTCGCTGACGTTCTTCACGTGGTGCATGGGACCGGTCCTTTGATGCTGTGGGCGGGTCGCGCCCAGGGGTCGGATGATGTCGATGGCGTCGATCCAGGCCGCGCCAGGCGGCCCGAACAGATCCTGGGTCCAGCCGCCCATGGAGCGGGTCCGCGCGCCGATCTCGGGAAGTGCCGCTTCGACTGCTCGTCGATAGTCGACGGTCGAGGCCCACACCCCAGGCGTCGAAAAGTGGCCGGCCTGCTGCTCCATGGGGACGCCGCAGAGGATCACCCCTGAGGCGCCCATTTCGAACAGCGCGACCTGGGCAGCATAGAGGCCTGAGGATCCCGGCCAGCGTTCGTCCACGAGGTCGGTGGCCAGCCCTTTAGCCGGCGTCGGCGTGAACAGCCTGCAGTCGTGATTCCCGGTACGTTCAGGCAGCCAGCCCGATAGGCGGTCGGAATGTAGCGTGGCGAACCCGTCGAGCTGGCCGGTGAAAAATATGCCGGCGAGGTTGGCGGCCACGACCAGGTGGCGTCGGTTAAGCAAGGCTGCCGCCGCCGTGGCATCCACGAATACACTCGGGGCGCCGCCCAGGATGAGGGCGATCACCTGTCGGAAAACCGCATCCGCACGATGGTCACGTCACGGTCGCCTTGGACCGGTGCGCGGGTGATCGCCGGCTTGCGCATGATCTTCACGGTCTGGCCGCCGGAACTGAACTTGGCGTTCCGTGGGAAGATTGCGGCGATGGCCTCTGCTCGTGCCGTCTGTGGACCGATGCCCGGCTGCGAGCCGTCGGCCATCGTGATCGGGTACAGCAGGCGCACCTGGAAGGTGCCGCGCTGCATGTCGCTCCCCGAGACCGTGATGGCATCGGGCTCGAAGAAAGCGGTCGTCACCTCCTGGTAGGGAGCGCCAGCTGTGGGGCTGAACGACTTGCCCTCGAACGCGGTCTGATCGGCCCAACCCAGGGTCAGCAGGCGAGTCTGCAGGATGCCCCTCATGGCCTGGACGGTCATGCGCGCGCCTGCTTGGCGATCATGGCCACCATTGGGGAGAACTCCGCGGCGTTGACCATTATGCCGACTGGAGCCTGCGTGGAGTGGCCGCCCTCGATGGCGCCGGCGTGATCGGCGTTGTTCGTGAGGTAGATCTTCGTCCCTGCGGGGCGGGTCGGCAGCCGATCCAGTCCATTCAGCACCCGACTGTCAGTCTGGTCGGTGCGCTCGGACGATGGTGCGCCGACGGTCAGGAACCACGACGACTGAAGGTTGCCGGGCCGGTAGTCAGCCGGCGGCGGCGCCTTCCACAGCAGCGGGTCGCCGAGCGGCGTCCACTCGGTCACCAAACTGCCGCCAAAGGTCCGAACGGTCTCGCCGACGATGGCGTGGACACGATCCAGGGCCTTCGCATTGAATTTGCGAACCCCGGCGCCGAGGCTCACCGGGCGCCCCGGATATTGCAGTCGAAGTAGATCGCCGTCCCGGCCGGGGAGAGCGGCGCGAAGGATGCGATGGTGAATTTCGAACCATCCTCCAGCTCCACCAGGTCGTCAACGGCGGGCGGCGGCTCCAGGG